ATGTCAGCCACAATAAAATGTTAAGTAAGGGTGGCAGCAATGCAGATGGCTACAGAGTAGAAAGTAGCAGTGCCAACCGCAGTCGCAATGGTAAAAGACCAAAGCGTAGGGCAGTTTAGTACGACCCATACCCTCTCCTTGGGTGTCCACCACGCGCCGTCCGTGGGTACGAAGACGGCAGTTTTTTGGGGTATGATCCTTTAGTAATAGGGGGTTTTCACCGGATGCTCGGAACAGGCTAACCCTGTTGCCCTGCCCCATTTTTTATTCGCGTGTTGGGGAGACCCCCTTCACGCCTTTTTGCGTGGAGCGCATAAATGCAGATAGTAGATAACAGGGCAGTATTACTTAAACTTAGGAACCCAGCGAAGGTGACGCAGATCATCCCTAAAAGTAAGGAGTTGTCTGGCAACAGAGTGGTAGTTAACTGGGGCATAGAAGAGGCCCGTGTACTAAAGAACTTAGATATAAACATACCTTCCCCGATACGTTCGAGGTACGAATGGACAGGTAAGCACGAACCTATGAGGCACCAGAGGACAACCTCTGAGTTCTTTACGCTACACAAGCGCGGGTTCTGCTTTAACGAGCAGGGTACGGGCAAGACCGCCAGCGCCATATGGTCTGCGGACTATCTGCTAAATGAGGGCCACATCAACCGCGTATTAGTGATATGCCCTTTGTCTATTATGCACTCGGCGTGGGTGGACGATCTGTTTACTTTTGCCATGCACCGTACGGTAGATGTTGCTTACGGCCCAGCCGCCAAGCGCAAGGAGATCATAGAACGTGGTGCAGAGTTTGTGATAATCAACTACGACGGTGTAGAGATAGTAGCTGACACCATAGCCAACGGCGGGTTTGACTTGGTAATCGTGGATGAAGCTACTCACTATAAGAACCCTCAGACCAAACGATGGAAGACCCTTAGCAAGTTATTAACTTCAGATACGTGGTTGTGGATGATGACCGGCACGCCAGCAGCACAAAGCCCGTTGGATGCCTACGGTCTGGCTAAACTTGTTAACCCTAATTCAGTACCACGGTTCTTCAGTGCCTTTAGAGATCAAGTCATGTACAAAGTGACCAACTTCAAATGGGCGCAGAAAGAAACCGCAACGGACACAGTATACAACGCACTCCAACCCGCTATACGGTTTACTAAAGAAGAGTGCCTAGACCTACCAGACATGGTTTATGTAAAACGAGAAGTAGAACTTACCCGACAACAGACTAAGTACTACAAAGAACTTAAAAATAAGATGGTCATGCAAGCGGCGGGGGAGCAGATAACTGCCGTAAACGCAGCGGTAGGTATGAACAAGCTATTACAAATATCAGCCGGTGCCGTATACACCGATGACGGAGGCTCTTTAGAGTTTGATATTAAGCACAGATACAAGGTACTGCGTGAGGTCATAGACGAATCAAGTAAGAAGGTACTCGTGTTTGTGCCGTTCAAGCACGTTATAGACATACTATCTGAGAAGCTAAAGGCTGACGGTATACCTACAGAAGTAATTCGTGGGGACGTTTCAGGTACTAAGCGCACCGAGATATTCAAACGATTTCAAACTGAAGACACTACTCAAGTCCTTGTAATACAACCGCAGGCTGCTGCACATGGTGTTACGTTAACCGCTGCGAATACAGTGGTGTGGTGGGGGCCGACCAGTTCTTTAGAGACGTACGCACAAGCTAATGCTCGTGTCCATAGGAAGGGGCAAGACCATAAGTGTACGGTGGTACAGCTACAAGGTTCGGCGGTGGAGAAGCGAGTATACTCACTACTAGATAATAGAATAGACGTACATACAAAAATGATAGATCTGTACAACGAAATACTTGATTAAGTCATTACTTGGCACTATAGTATCTTATAAGGCATATGGAGAACCTAAATGATTGATACTGAGCAGAGTATGCTTACTAAGCTGACTGAAACGTATATCAAAATCAGAGCCAAGCGTAAAGAAATTCAAGCTGCTTTTGATAAAGAGTACGAGCGGTTAGGTAGCCAGCAAGACCTTGTAAAGCAAAAACTCATGGATCACTGTAAAGAGCATGGGGTGGAGAGTGTAAAGACAGACGCAGGTTTGTTCTACCGCACCACAAAAACTAAGTACTGGACTGATGACTGGGAAAAGATGCACGAATTTGTTGTTGCAGAGAATGTACCCCAGTTACTAGAACGCCGCGTTTCGCAGAAAGCTATAGCGCAATACTTAGAAGAAAACCCAGATAAGTTACCCAAAGGGCTTAACAGTGTTACTGAATACACAATAAATGTGAGGAAGAAGTAGTGGAATTAGAACCATATGTAGAAATAGAAGACGTAGCAAAGCACCTACGAGTGTCCGTGTCTACGGTTCGGGCATGGTTGCGGCAGAATAAAGTACCCAGCAACACGTACGTGAAGATAGGTAAGACCTACAGGTTTAAGTTGTCACACGTAGATAAGGCATTACTAAACTCTGTTACAGATAAAACGCCAGACTCTGTGTACGCTGACGCAATTGGCGATGTAATGTCTGAATTCGAGGATCAATAATGTCTGAAGGTACTTTCAGGCGTATTAGTATCAGGGGTGGGGAGTTCCGCAAAGTAATTAAAGGGGATGAACGCCTTATAAAGTCTAATAGCTTAGACGTAGTTATAGTTAATGCCGCAGGTGTAGGGCGTATGTTCTACAACAACGAGTACGGTGCCGGTAGGTCATCATCTCCAATCTGCTGGTCATCTGATACTACTGTACCTGACCAAGAAGTCCCCGAAGATACTAGACAGGCTAGGCGGTGCATGGACTGTACTCAGAATATAAAAGGTTCTGGTAATGGTAATGCCCGTGCTTGCAAGTTTTCTCAGCGGATAGCTATCACTTTAGATGGCACACCCGACGAGATTTACCAGATGCAGTTACCAGCAAATGCTTTGTTCGGTAACGCAACGCGAGGGTGGATGAGTATGCAAGACTATGCAAAACATCTTGCTAAACATGACACCTCCGTCATAACCGTAGTCACCAAGATACAATTTGAGGACGATGGTTATATCCCAAAACTTCGGTTTAGACCTGTAAGGGTATTAAAACCAGAAGAGCTAGAAGAAGCCGTGGAAATGAGCGAACACTCAGATACTGCACGGGCGTTGGCTATGTTACCCCCACCAAGAAGTTGGGATAACGAGTCGCCGTTTGGCGTGGTAGAAGGGTTTGTTCACGGCACGACAATTTAATTTAGGAGAACTAAAAATGAGCGAAGTCTCAATGAACTACATGATAAGTAATGTAGAAGCGATGTACCCCAAGCTGAATAGAACTTACAAGTTCGATAATAAAGAGCAGCGTAGTGTTCCTTGCGAACCTTTGGATGACGGTTCGGAATACTCAGTGAATTTCCGTATGTCTCAAGATCAGGCTAAGAATCTGTTTAAGGCTATGTCTGCGGCTTATAAAGCTAAGAGAGAAGATAGCTGGCCTGAGAAGATTGAAATACCGTTTAAGAAAGAAGAAGACGGTACGTTCACCCACAAAGCCAAGTTGAAAGGCGCGTACGGTAAAGATGTTACCCGTGCTCCTATGCAAGTGGATTCTACAAATGTTAGGTTGGGCGGTGACTTCTTGTTAACCACAGGCAGCACGGTCAACATTAACATGGCTCTAAATCCCTATACTGGATCTATGGGTACAGGCGTATCTCTACGTTTGAAGGCCGTGCAAGTTATTACTTACAAGCCTATGGAGAACACCTCTCCGTTTGGTGTAGTTGAAGGTGGGTTTACCGCTGAAGCTAGTGAAGATGTAAGTCCCTTTGGAGAAGTCGCTGTCGCTGTTGCTGTTGCTCCTCCTGCCCCACCTGCCGCTGTTGTAGCTGATGAGGACGATTGGGGCGACGATACCGCTGACACTGCGGTAGCTGAACCGAAGAAAGTTGTTAAGAAGTCCGCACCAGCCAAAGTTGCAAAAGACGAGTTGGCTGACGTACTAGCGGATTGGGACGATTAACCGCTAACAACTCCCCCCGTGGATAGGATCTCCGAAGAGGGTGTTTCGGCACCCCTGCCACGGTGTCTCTCGGTTTTGGATAAATAAGTATGGATACAAATACATTTTTGAGGAGGGCAGTTAGTGATGAGGGTCTCTACTGCATGTTCACTTCTCGTATGTCGGATCAACGTCGGGTTCAAAAATTTTATGATTCATTAGACGAACTAGCATTAGATGCAAAACAATTTGATGATGATGGGTACGATGTATATTTCGCCCTTGCATCTTTCGATGAAAGTGGCTCTCGAAAAGTAAGTAACGCTAAACTTCTTAAAGCGTTCTTTTTAGATTTAGACTGTGGGCCAAGCAAAGACTTTGTAAATCAGAAAGCGGCTTTAGATGCGCTACGTACATTCTGCTCGGCTACTAAGCTACCTAAGCCCTACGTAGTTAACTCTGGTCGTGGGATACATGCGTACTGGTTCTTGACTGAGCCTGTCGCCAAAGATGATTGGGTTCCAGTCGCGGAACAACTAAAGAAGTTATGTAAAGAACGTGGGTTATTAGCTGACCCTGCGGTTACGGCGGATGCAGCTAGGGTATTACGTGTAGTAGGTACGCACAATCACAAGTCATCACCCCCATCTCCTGTACTGGGTATAGGGGTAAACTCACCTCCAGCGGTAGACTTTGATAAGTTTGCTAAGTTGTTGGGTATGGATGAGATACCAGTTCCTAAGAAATATACTCCTGCTCCAGCAAGTGCAATGATGCGTGCGCTGATGGGCAACACCAATACTTCGTTCAGAGAAATTCTAAATAAGACTAGGCAGGGTAAGGGGTGTGAGCAGATTAAACTTATCTACAAAGATAGGGATAATTGTTCTGAACCTTTGTGGAGAGCGGGGCTGTCTATAGCTAAGTTCTGCACCGATGCTGACAAGGCAGTACATAAACTCTCTGATGGGCATGAAGGTTACTCAGCGGAAGCTACTACCGAAAAAGTTAACCTTATAAAAGGCCCGTATCTATGTGACAAGTTTGACGAGTTTAGCCCTGACGTGTGCAAGAACTGTATGCACTGGGGGAAAATAAAATCTCCGATAACACTAGGTAACACCATCATAGAGGCTACTGCGGAAGACAATGTGGTCGAGTCTCACTCCGCTACGTTGGCTAATGCGCCAGTGCAAAGCTACACAGTGCCTACATACCCCAGCCCATATTTTAGAGGTGCCAACGGTGGGGTGTACGTACGGTCATCTAATGCCGATGGTGACATTGATGAGAAGATCATTTACCACAATGATCTCTACGTAGTTAAACGGGTACGTGATGCAGAGATAGGCGAGGCTATAGTTATGCGCCTACACCTACCCAAAGACGGGGTGAGCGAGTTCACCGTACCCTTAACCGCAGTTACTTCTCGTGAAGAGTTTCGTAAGCACATGTCTATGCGCGGCGTTGCTGTGAGTAAAATGGATGAAATTATGCAGTACACAACAACTTGGGTTAACGAATTACAGGCTACTGTAGTAGCTGATGAAGCCCACCGTCAGTTTGGCTGGACGAGCGACAAGATGGAGTCGTTTATAGTAGGTAATCAAGAGGTGTTTGGGGATCGTATATCGTTTAACCCTCCAGCCTCTACTACAGTGGCTATGTTCCCTGCCTTTGATCCGAAAGGTACATTAGACGCTTGGATGGAAATGGCTGACTTCTTAAACGTAGAAGGGCAGGAGGCGTACCAGTATGTCATGGGCGCATCTTTCGGGTCTGTGCTGATGGAGCTTATGCCCGTAGCATGTTCGGCGTTTCACATTCACAGTAAAGATTCCGGTCTAGGTAAGACCACCGCATTAGAAGCAGCCCTTACTCCTTGGGGTGACCCATCAGAGTTACTGCTGGGTAAAGAAGATACGTATAACACCAAGATGAATAGAGGTGAGGTTTACCACAGCATACCGTTGTTCCTAGACGAACTTACTAACCTATCCCCTAAAGAACTTAGTAACTTAGCGTACCAGTACGTGAGCGGTAGGCAGCGTAGACGACTGACAGGTAGTGCAAACGTAGAACGGTATAACGGATCAGCTTGGAGCTTCACTTCTGTATCTACTGGCAACGTCAGCCTTATTGAGAAGATAGGATTATACAAGCAAGCACCGAAAGCAGAGGCACAGCGGATACTAGAGTACAAGGTAGACCGCTTGTTTAAGACCGCTGGTAGCAAGGGCAGTACGGATAAGTGGGCATTAGACGTTCAAAAGAACTGGGGCCATGCAGGTATACCGTTCGTACAGTACGTTATAAACAATTTGGACGAGGTTAAAAAGCTATTAAGTGCCGTACAGAAGCGTATAGATAAGCGTGCCGTGCTTACATCAGAAAACCGATTCTGGTCAGCAGGTGCTGCGTGCTCTATTACAGCTTTGATTCTATGTAGACGTATGGGGCTGCTTAACTATGACCCAGAAAAAGTATGCGCGTGGATAGTTACCGTACTGAAGCGTAACAAGAATGCTGTTACTGACATGAACGAATCAGTAGAGCAGATACTTAACGACTACATAGCGGAACATTGGAATAACGTACTGTGGATAAAGAGCACGGATGACCGTCGTAAACAGAATGGCAACGGTATTGACTCGTTGATAATACCTGACGCGGTTCCCAAGGGTAAGTTTGTAGCTAGGTACGAGACCGATGTGAAGAAGGCGTACTTGTTACCTAAACCGTTGAAGGAGTGGTGCGGTAAACAGCAGATAAACTTTTCATCTTTTTACGACGACCTAAATAAGAAGCTAGGTGCTAAGAAGTCCAAGATACGTTTGAGTAAGGGTACGCACATGGATTTGCCCCCTACTGATGTAATCGTAGTTGAGTTTACGGTAGAAGAGGTACAAGAAGAGGTAGAGTTTGATATGGAGAATGTAGACGATGAGTAAGAATTTTTTAGCGGCAATACGTGCCCAGAACAAAGCATTGGAAGTGGGTAGGGAACGAGGCAAACGTGCGTACGAAAATGAACCAAACATCACAGTTCGTGAAGAGCGGGGTAAGTTTCGCCGTAACCTAACACCAGAAGAAATTATGTTGGTGTTAAACGCGCAGGAGAAAGGCATACCAAGGGCTAAGATAGCCCAGCAGACTGGATTAAAACCTGCTGCGGTGTACAACATATCGTACAGATACGAGTTGACTCGCGTTGGAGGGTACAAAGTCTTAGGTAGAGATGACTAAAAAAGGCACCGTGAGCAGGGGGGTTATCAAGCACGATGACCTTAACCCAGACGGTGTTCGTGTAGTAGTAAACTGGGAGGGTATGGTGATAGGGGCATCTGTGTTCGTACCCTGCATTAATACCGCACTAGCCACTAAAGAACTTAAAGGTATAGTAAGTTCTAAGGGTTGGGAATCAGTGACTCAAGTACGTGTAGAGGACAACAAACTAGGCGTGCGTCTGTGGAGAACTCTGTGATAGCATTATCAGGCAGTGCAATGCTGCTGGTTCTCCATAACCGGCCCACCCTTCGGGGTGGGTTTTAATAGTTTAAAAACCAAGGTGTATCTTCAAGTTGATCTTCCACCTCTTCTGCATAAGCTCTTAAAGAAGGACTTAGTGT